ATGGCCTGCTGACGTATTGGCAACGCGTGGTTCTGTTCAAGGACAGACTATCAACGCAAGACCATGCCTCACAATTAACAAACTACCGCAGCACGTTAAACAAGTAACAAACGAACAACGTCAGAATCGACCCTCTGGAAAAGTCATCCCTGCGGACGACAAAGGCGATGTAGAAGTAGCAGAAATCTTTGAAGGTATGGTTCGCCATATCGAGTATATGTCTGACGCCGATGTGGTCTATGACACCGCTTGCGAGAACCAAGTAACGTACGGCGAAGGCTATTTCCGCATATTGACCGAGTTTTGCTACGATGATTCATTTGATCAAGACATCCGTTTAGGCCGTATTCGTAACGCGTTTAGCGTTTACATGGATCCAATGATTCAAGACCCTGCTGGTTGCGATGCTGAATGGTGCTTCATTAGTCAAGACATGGAAAAAGACGAATATGAGCGTCAATTTCCAAATGCAGCACCGATTACATCAATTATGTCCCAAGGTGTAGGTGATGATTCCCTAAGCCAGTGGCTAAACGAGAACACAATCCGTATTGTTGAGTATTTCTACTATACGCATACCCCAACTAAGCTTAATTTGTATCCCGGCAACCAATCGTTCTATGATGGCAGCCCTGAAGATAAAAATATGAAGGAAATGGGCTTAAAACCCATTAAATCTCGCACGGTTGACGTTAAAAAAGTCATGTGGATGAAAACCAATGGATATGAAGTCCTCCAAGAACAGGAATGGGCAGGCAAATGGATTCCTGTAATCCGTGTAATTGGTAACGAATTTGAAGTAGATGGTCGTATTTATGTGTCTGGTTTGGTAAGAAATGCCAAAGATGCACAACGTATGTACAACTACTGGGTATCACAAGAGGCAGAAATGCTTGCTTTGGCACCAAAAGCACCCTTTATTGGCTATGGCGGTCAGTTTGAAGGTTATGAAAACCAATGGAAAACTGCTAACACGACCAATTGGCCGTATTTAGAGGTAAACCCTGATGTAACTGATGGTATGGGCGCAACTTTGCCATTACCGCAACGCGCCCCACCTCCACTAGCTCAAACAGGTTTGATTCAAGCCAAAATGGGTGCTAGTGACGACATTAAGTCTACAACTGGTCAATATGATTCTAGTTTAGGCGCTACAAGCAATGAAAGATCAGGTAAAGCTATCCTTGCGCGTGAGCGTCAAGGCGATGTAGGTACTTACCACTATGGTGACAATCTAAACAAAGCAATTCGTTATGCTACGCGTCAATTAATTGACCTTATACCTAAGATTTACGATACAGAGCGTATTGCTCGTATTGTTGGTGTAGATGGTGAAGTGTCTATGGTTAAGTTAAACCCTGATCAACCTGAACCAGTTAAGAAGATCGTTGACCAACAAGGTATTGTGATTGAAAAAGTCTACAATCCTAGCGTTGGTGTGTACGATGTGGTCGCTACTACTGGCCCAAGCTACATGACCAAGCGTCAAGAAGCCCTTGAAGCAATGGCTCAGATTTTGCAAGGCAATCCTCAACTGTGGAGTGTTGCTGGCGATCTATTTGTTAAAAATATGGATTGGCCTGGCGCTCAAGAAATGGCTAAACGCTTGGCTAAAACAATTGATCCTAAACTAATGTCTGAAACGGACGAAGATCCAGCATTGCAAGCTGCACAGCAACAAATGCAAGCAATGGGTCAAGAGATGGAGCAAATGCACCAGATGTTGCAAAACGTGGGCAAATCCATTGAAATGCAAGACTTGGAACGTAAAGATTTTGAGGCTCAAATTAAGATGTTTGATGCTGAAACCAAGCGTTTATCTGCGGTTCAAGCATCTATGTCACCTGAACAAATCCAAGACATTGTGTTGGGTACCGTACATGGAATGATGACAAACGGCGATCTTGTAAACGAAATGCAACGTGACACCGCTATGGATATGCAGGAAGAAGATCAAAGAGAAGCGCAGACGGCGCAACCAATGCAACCTCAAGGTCAACCAATGCCTGAACAAATGCCACCACAAGGGATGCCACAATGAAAGCCGCTGATTTTGTAGGAATCTTATTCCTAGCCCGTGATGTAACCCATTCGGTTCATTTGAACACCCGTAGCTATGCAAAACATAAAGCTTTGCAAAAATTTTACGAGAGTATTATTGATAATGCAGATGATTTTGCTGAGGCATATCAGGGACGGCATGGCTTAATTGGCCCGATTAGTTTGATGTCAGCCAAAAAAACATCAAATGTCATTGAATTTCTCGAATCACAGCTTGCAGAAATAGAAGGCGCAAGATATGATGTAGTCGATAAAGCTGATACATCGTTGCAGCAAATTATTGATAATGTCGTGCAACTTTACCTATCAACGCTCTACAAATTACGCTTTTTAGCATAAGGAACCAAATATGGAACTTTTACATCCCCTAGCCGATACCGAATATCCAGCTAGTTCTGCATCTAGCAGTGGCACTGCGGCTACGGTTGGCACTTGGAATCCAGGGCCACAAGGCGTATTAGTTTGGGCTACTCAAGATGTTTATGTTGCTGTCGGTGTCGGCGCAACTGCCACATCTTCAAGCACTCCAATCCCAGCTTACACACCAATTCCGTTTTTTGCACCGCAAACTGGTTCGGGCGCCCCTTGGCGTGTGAGCGTATTGCAAGTGTCTGCGGCTGGAACTGTGTACGCTAAACCGATCAATATCAGATGAGTTGGGGTGTCGGACTCCGCGTCGGCGTAGCCATAGGAATTGGCAGTATTGCCTCGTTCTTTTCAGGCTATGGTCGTGACCAAGAGTTTGGCAATTTAGCTACCGAATCGGATAACAACCTCGTCCAAGAGGACGGTGGTTTTATTATTGTTTAAGGAATAAGCTATGTCTGTTAATCTTTCGCCCGTTGCTGGCGCAGCAGCACAGTTTTTAGATAACAGTGGCAATGTATTGACGGGCGGTAAGTTATATACTTACGCTGCGGGTACAACTACACCACAAACTGCCTATACAACCGCTGCGGGTAACGTACCTTGGTCTAATCCAATTATTTTAGACGCTGCTGGTCGTGTATCTGGATCTGGTGAAGTTTGGTTATCAAGCAATATTTCGTATAAATTTGTAATTAAAGATACTAATGATGTTTTAATTGGAACTTATGATAATTTATCTGGCTTAGCTACGGCAGGGCAGTCAGGATATATAACAGCTACACAAAGTCAAACAATATGTACAGTACCTTTTATTTACTTAGTAGGTGCAAGTTCATTAAACGTATATGTAAATGGTAATAAACAAGTTATTGCTTTGAACTATACGGAAACTACGTCTACAACTATTACTTTTTTAACAGGGTTAAATGTTGGTGATATTGTTGAATTTACGCAATAAATTAATAATTAAGGATTAAATCATGGCAGACGTCAAAATTTCAGCCCTCCCCGCTTCAACTACACCGCTTGCGGGTACTGAGGTATTGCCGATTGTTCAAGGTACCACAACTAAACAAGTAGCCGTATCTGACTTAACTGCGGGGCGCGCTGTAAGCGCCTTAAGCGTAACTTCTACTAATGATGCTTCAATTAATGGGGTAGTTGTTGGACGCGGAGGCAGCGCAATTGCTACAAATACGGCTGTAGGCGTTTCAGCTTTAGCGGCAAATACAACTGGCGCTCAATCAGTAGCCATAGGCTATGAAGCCGGGAAAGCTACAACTACATCATCTACTGTTGGAGTTACTTTTGTAGGTTATCAAGCAGGATTAAAAAATACTACCGGGTATAACGATGCTTTTGGTAATGGGGCTTTAGCAAGCGTTACTACTGCTAATGGAAATGCGGCTTTTGGGTACGCATCTTTAAATAAAGCTACGTCAGGTAATAATTCGGCTTTTGGATTTGCTGCTTTAAACGTAAGCACATCAAGTGGTCAAAACACCGCTTTGGGCAATTCAGCACTTAGGTCAAACACAACAGGCGGTAACAATACCGCGGTGGGGTATAACGCAGGTTACGGCGCTGCGTCGGCTAATGCTAATACAACAGGCAATAACAATACTTACATTGGCTATCAAACTGTAGGTTCTGGAGTCAATAATACCAATGAAATGGTAATTGGCTATAACGCAGTAGGTTTAGGAACTAATACCACTATTATTGGCAATAGTTCTACGACCGCAACTTATAACGGCAATAACTCCGCAACTTGGTCAATTACTTCTGACGCCCGCGTTAAGAAAAATATTACTTCTTTGGCTTCAGGTCTTGATGTTATTTCGGCTCTGCGCCCAGTAGAGTTTGACTATATTTCTAATGATAAACATGACGTTGGATTTATTGCTCAAGAATACCAAACAGTTTTACCAGCACAAGTTATTGATCAAGACAATCAAATGTTAGGCTTAAATCAAAATCTTACGCCGTATTTGGTAAAAGCTTTACAAGAGCTTAATGAAAAATTTGATGCTTATGTTGCGTCACACCCATAAGGAATAAAAATGTCGACATTAATTCCTAAATTTGACCTTAAAAATGGCGGGTCTACACCAACAGGCGCAGTTAATCGGCCTATTAATGAAAAACTTGCTGAAATAGTAAGCGTTAAAGATTTTGGTGCAATTGGCGACGGCACAACTGATGATACCGTTGCTATTCAAGCGGCTATGGACGCCGGGTATAACATTGTTATACCGTCAGGTACTTATAAAGTTACCAGCAGTATTAATGTAAGATTAGAAACCACAATAACTGGGTATGGCACTTGTTTAATTGTTGGGTATCATACTAACGCCGTATTTTACTTTAAAGGTTTAACTGTTGCTGGGTCAAACGCAGGTAAAAGTTTAATCCAAGGCGTTAATTTTACAAACGGCGCAACTTATACCCCAAGTGAATTTATCCGTTTAGGCGATACAACCACCACAGGCGCTTTAAATTATTTAGGCGCGGCCATTAATACTGAAATACGTCAATGTAGCTTTTATGGTGTGGCAACACAAGCTATAGGTATATACCGAGCATATAACGTTTCAATTAAAAATTGTACGATTACAAATTTTACGGGTACTGGCGTTAAAACATTTCAAAGTGTTTCCGACAATACAACTTGGGCGTATGGAACAAGTATTTATTCTACTGACTTTACAAATATAGTAGGCAACGGGATTATTGCTGCTTCTGGCGATATTGAAGTTTTTGGTGGAGTTATTGAAGGCTGTTCGTTAGGTGGTGTTGAAATATCGGCTACTAACGGGCTATCTGACTATCCTCAAGTTTCTTTCCATGGCGTTTATTTTGAAGCCAATACAAACTATCAAGTAAAATCAACATACAGACCTACAAATGTAGGCTTTTTTGGCTGCCAATTTAAGTCAGGTGGAATTAGTAATAATTTTATCTTTGTTTCTGGTAGCACTGCTAATTACTATAATTGCACTACACCTAATAATTCTTGCACGTTTACATACGGAAATATTCGGTTATTAAATTGTGCGTACCTATACGATTCTACAACTAGCCTTGTTGATAGTATTAAAATTGACGATTACCCTGTTAGATCAAACGACCCCGCAACGGCAAATAATTTATTTAAACAAATAAACATTAACGGAACTGAAGGCGGCGGCGCAGCAATATTGCTTTGCACACATGAATCTGGGACAGGAAATGCGACTAATGCAGAGTTATTTTTAGTTCGTTTTGGCCGTTCAGGTAATAATTATTCTGTAAAAAGCATCTCTAGGGAAGAAGGAACAGACACTTCTACATATACTTTTTCTATTGACGCTAGTGGATATTTACAAGTAACTTCTGCTGCTGGAAAAACTAGGTATATGGTAGTTTCTAGCACCGCAGGCGAATTCTTTGCTGCTGGTGCTTAACCACTTGACGAATTAGAATTTAAAGAATATATTTTGCATTAAATCGTACTGGTGCGATACACCAGGGTTTCTTAGGGAAACATCGAAATGGACGAAAGTCAAGAAGTAGTACCAGCGGAAGTATCCGCGCCAGAACAGGTAGCAACGGCTGTACCTGAATCTGAAGTAACAGCGCCGGAAGCAGTAGAGTCAACAGAAGCACCCAAAACCTTCTCACAAGAAGAATTGGACGCGGCTATTGGCAAAAGACTTGCTAGAGAACAACGTAAGTGGGAAAGAGAACAGGCAGCTAGAGCGACAGAAGCACAAGCTCGAAAAGCCCCAGTAGAAATCCCGCCGATTGAGCAGTTTAATTCACCTGACGAGTACGCCGAGGTATTGGCAGAGCGTAAGGCAGAAGAATTGCTTGCTAGGCGTGAACAAGCTAGAGCGCAGTCTGAGATCATTGAGTCCTTTCACGAACGTGAAGAAGAAGCACGGAATAAGTACGATGACTTTGAACAAGTCGCCTACAATCCCAAGCTTCCAATCACTGACGCTATGGCTCAAACGATTCAAGCTTCAGAAGTTGGCCCCGATATGGCTTATTACCTAGGGTCTAATCCGAAAGAAGCAGATCGTATTTCACGTTTATCGCCTCTCCAACAAGCCAAAGAATTAGGGAAAATTGAGGCTAAATTAGCTGATAACCCAGTTGTAAAAAAGACTTCGAGCGCCCCAGCACCAATTGCTCCGATTACGGCAAGATCCTCTGGATCGCCTGCAACAGACACGACTGACCCACGCTCTATCAAGAGCATGACGACTTCAGAGTGGATTGAAGCAGATCGCCAACGTCAAGCAAAGAAGTGGGAAGCGCAGAGAAACCGCTAACTATTTTTTAATTAGGACTTTATTATGTCAAATTCGATTTTAACCATCGACATGATTACAAGAAAAGCTCTCGAGATTCTTGAGAACAACCTTGTACTCACACGCAACGTAAACCGCCAATATGATGACTCTTTCGCTGTTGAAGGTGCCAAAATTGGTTCCACTCTCCGTATCCGCCTACCAGACCGCGCTTTGGTAACTGACGGTGCCGCCTTGCAAGTTCAAGACGACAACGAACAGTTCACAACTTTGACTGTAGCGTCACAAAAGCACATTGGTGTTAACTTCACCTCTGCTGAATTGACAATGCAGTTAGATGACTTTGCAGAGCGCGTATTGAAGCCTCGTATTAGCCAATTGGCTTCTTCTATTGATGCTGACGTAGCTAACGCTTACAAAGCTATCTATAGCACAGTTGGTACTCCTGGTACAACTCCAGCTACTTCTTTGGTTCTGTTGCAAGCTCAACAAAAACTGAACGAAAACGCTGCTGTTATGTCCCCACGTTACGCTAC